CTTCTATCCAAACTCCTCCACAAGTAATACAAGAAGGCGCTCGTGAAGCCGAAAGACAGATCTCATCTCTTATTGATACTTCTGGCATAGGCGAACAATTGTCCGCGATACAAGGTCAAATGACTCAACCAAACACAGCATCTGGTCTTGGATCAGTAAACGTAACACAACCCACGACTCCAGCAGGAACCAGTACAATTCGACAGCAAGCAGCGGCGAATCCTGGTGTAGCTCAAGCTCTGGGAATAACAGGCTCTACAGCAGCCTTATTAGGAAATCCATAATGAACAAAGACAAACTACGCGAAGAAATTGCCGAAGATGAGGGGTGTAAGTATGAGATATATTTGGATCATCTCGGTCTTCCTACTTGTGGAATTGGTCACTTAATAACTGAAGCTGACGAAGAGCATGGTAAGCCTGTCGGCACAGTTGTCGAACAGGATCGTGTGCAAAACCTTTTTGCGTTAGACATGGCAGTGACGATTGACGAATGCAAAGTATTGTATCCTGACTTTGATGATCTGCCAGAAGAGGCACAACACATCATTTGCAATATGATGTTTAATATGGGCAGACCCAGACTCAGCAAGTTCAAGGGTATGAAGGCTGGCGTTGATGCTCGTGATTGGAACAAGGCAGCGGATGAGATGGTGGACTCAAGATGGTACACACAAGTCCCTAATCGCGCACGGCGTTTGGTCGATAGAATGAGAGCGTTGTCTGAGTAGACTTTTCCGCTCTCATAATAACAAGCCCACATACATCACATTTAGCTGCGTCCACGGTGTAGTCCACAAAGCACTCACACTTTGGACACATGTCATTATCAATGGCTTTTTGTATGGGGCCTTTTTCTCTCATGCGGCTGAACCAATCCCTGCCTTTACATCTTCAGTGTAATTTTCTTTGTAGTGATCCGCAACTAGCTTTGCTATTTGCTGCCCGATCTTTCTGTGTTCTGCCGTGCTGATCTTTACAAGCTTATTGTAAGTGGTAATATCAACAGCAACAGACTTAAATTCCTTAGTCATAACATTACATCCCACTAATTAATAATAATGGGCATATTTTAGCATGTTTAAAGGTTATCGCAAGTACAATAAATACGGCGCTCAAAAAACTAAATTCATGGGTTACACATTTGACTCAAGATGGGAAGCAGAGCGTTGGGGTGAACTGACTGCGATGGAAAGAGGCGGTTCAATAAAAGATCTTGAGCGTCAGATAAAATACGACATCGTGGTAAACGGTGAAAAAATATGTAAGTATGTGGCTGACTTTAGGTACAACCAAATTGAGGAAGATGGTTCTCAAAAAGAAATAGTTGAAGATGCCAAGGGAGTTGAAACCGCTGATTTCAAACTAAAAAAGAAACTAATGAAAGCGGTTTACGGAATTGAGATAAAATTATCTAAGAAAAAGCATTGACATTGTTTCTCAACTTTACTATTTGTTGATTGTGGAAGCAAAACAAAGGAGGGCGCAATGCTTAATGCACCTACCACATATATTGCCAATGACCTTTCGCCAATCTATGAGCGGCGTAAAGAGGTTATGCAAAAGATCAGTGATCTTCAGAATGAACTGAAGGTTATCAATAATTCTCTTATTCAACAATTTGAGAACGAGGCAGAGTCTATCCTTGCTAGCAAGGGCAAAGATTTTGGTCAGGTTACTTTGAAGTCAAATGGTTTTAAGATCACCATTGACTCAAGGAAGCGCGTTGACTGGGATAACGAAAAGCTTATGTCTATTCTTGATAATATGAATAATGAGAACGCGAAGCACTATGCGACAGTCAAGGTGACTGTTTCAGAGTCGAAGTATCAACAAGCCCCACCAGATATCAAGGCACAGCTTTCTGAGGCTCGTACCGTGTATCTGCAAGGCAAGTCAGTAAACATTGAGGTTGACGATGCTTAACATTATCACAGCCGAGCAAAGACTCGCAGAAAAGCGCGGTCACAAAATTGTGATCGCTGGTAAATCAGGTGTGGGCAAGACAAGTCTTGTCCGCACCACCAATACTGACACGACTTTATTCATGGACTTGGAAGCTGGTGACTCAGCGATTGAGGGCGTGAAGGTCGATGTCATTCGTCCTCGCACATGGCAGGACTGTCGTGACTTTGCCTGTTTTTTAGGCGGCGGCAATCCAGCCCTTAACGATGACGCTCCATATTCTAACGCACACTATCAATATGTGTGTGAGGTATATGGTGATCCTGAGAAAGCGTTAGCAAAGTATGATACTATCTTTATTGACAGTATTACCGTTGCTGGGCGTTTATGTTTTAGTCACTGTCAAAATCAGCCAGAGGCTCGTAGTGAGCGAACTGGCAAACTTGATACTCGTGCCGTTTACGGTATGCAGGGTAGAGAGATGATGGCGTGGCTGACACATCTTCAACATATCCGTCAGAAGAATGTGATTTTCGTTGGCATCTTGGATGAAGTCACTGATGATTATGGTAGAGCCGAATACAAGCTACAAATGGAAGGCAGTAAAACAAGTCGTGAGTTGCCCGGGATTGTAGATGAGGTCCTGACCATGGCTATCCTTACAAGCGATGAGGGGCAACAGTTCCGCGCATTCGTTTGTCACACTTTGAATAAGTGGGGGTATCCAGCCAAAGATCGCAGTGGTCGTCTTGATGCCATTGAGGAGCCGCATTTGGGTAAGCTTCTGGAAAAGATGTCCGGCGGTGTGGCACAAGCAGAAAGGCCAATGGATTTTGTAAATCCGGCAGAGGTTAAATTAGCAGAAGGAGAACAATAAAATGCTTAACCTTAATAATGTAACTCCAGCGGAATATGACAATACTCCGCTTGAACTGATGCCTGATGGAACGATTGTTCGTGGCATTGTGAAGTTAGTTGGCGGTGATACCGAACTACCTGAGTTTGGTGCAGGTCAATATTTTAAATCGTCTTTATCGTCTGCCGCAAAGTGGTTGCCCATTGAAGTAACCATTGTGGGTGGTCAATTCGACAAGCGTAAAGTATGGCACAACATCTTTGTTGATGGGAATAAAATGTCTGAGCGTGGCGTTCCCATCGCAAAGGAGATTGGTCTGCGTATGTTGAAAAGCATGATTGACAGCGCAAAAAATCTGTCCAGTAAGGATGATACACCAGAGGCGCAAGCCGCTCGTAATCTGAATGGTGTAAATGATTTAAACGGAGTAAGCATCTGCTTTGCCATTGGCATTGAGAAAAGCAATGATCCTCAGTACGCCGATAAGAATAAGATTAAATATGTTCTTACGGCTGAGTCCAAGGGCTTCATTGCTGGTGATCCGTCTGCAATCGCTGTACAAGCGCCTGTAGCGACTCCTGCTAATCCAACCGCTGGCACACCCCAGACAACAGCTACGGCTGGCGTAACGCCGCCTTGGGCAAGATAAGGAGTATGTCATGTTGGGAAGCATCATTAAATCTTTCTTTGGCTGTGAGGAAAAAGTAACATCAAGGCCACTGACAGGAAAATCAAAAACAAAGAAGGTAAAGGTAAAAGGTTATCCTCCTTACTGTCTTTCAATGAAAACATTATTGGAAAAGGGAAAGCCTTACACTCTGGTTGAGATTGAGGAGTCACTTGGTAAAGCGAGAGGCACCGTTTATCACGAGATGTCAGAGTTACGCAAAAGTGGCTTTGTTATCACTAAGAAGTATGACAAAGCGATTTCAGCGTACAGATACCGTAATCCATCATGATTTTGCGTGGATACCAAGAGGCGGCAGTCAATGCCGCCTCTGACGCTTTAGACCAACATGGCAATACGCTTGTCGTGGCCCCTACTGGTGCTGGCAAGACTATTATGCTGTCTGCACTTGTTGGTAAGCGTTACAAGAAAAATCACAATATTTTAATTTTGCAGCATCGTGATGAGTTGGTTTCACAAAACTCCACGAAATTTCACCGTGTCAATGACAATATGTCCAGTAGCATTGTCAATGCTTCACAAAAGGACTGGTCTGGCGATGCTGTTTTTGCGATGGTTCAAACGCTATCGCGTGAAAATAATTTAAGTCAGATGCCACATGTTGACATGATCGTTGTCGATGAAGCGCATCACACCATTGCCGATACATATCAACGTATCATTAACGCCGCAAAGAGCGCCAATGAGGGGGTTCAGATCGTTGGCTTTACTGCTACCCCCAACCGTGG